ACAGTCATTGGCGGTAAAAACAATCAGGGCAAAACATCTGTACTTGATAGTATTGCATGGGCATTGGGCGGAAATTCATTCCGCCCTTCACAGGCGGAGCGTGACGGCTCTGTAATTCCTCCGCACCTGCACCTTGTACTGTCCAACGGCCTTGTTGTTGACCGCGCGGGAAAAAACAGCGACCTAAAAGTAACAGATCCCGAAGGGCACAAAGGCGGACAACAACTGCTTAACGAATTTGTGGAACAGCTTGCACTTAACCTGCCCAAATTCATGGAAGCTTCCGACCACGACAAAGCCAACACATTGCTGCAGATTATTGGCGTAGGCGACCAGTTACATACTTTAGAACAGCAGGAGCAGGAAACCTACAATCGGCGGCGCACAATCGGCCAGATTGCAGACCAGAAGAAAAAGTTTGCAAAAGAAATGCCTTATTATCCGGATGCACCGAAAGAACCTGTATCTGCTACTGACTTGATTAAGCAGCAGCAGGAAATTCTTGCCCGGAACGGTGAAAATCAGCGCAAGCGTAATAATCTCCATCAGCTTGAGATACAGGCTGACAACATTCAGAAACAGTTAGATGAACTGCTGAATAAGCAGGCCGCTGTCCTGTCGGACTTGGAGATTGCCAAAAAATCTGCTGCAAATTTGCAGGATGAATCCACTGCAGAACTGGAACGCAGTATCAACGGCATCGAGACAATCAACCAAAAAGTGCGTACCAATCTTGACAAAGACAAAGCTGAGGAAGATGCCCAGGGCTATACCGAGCAATACGAAAAGCTTACAAAAGCGCTTGACAGTACTCGGCAGCAGAAAATGGACTTGCTGAATCATGCTGATTTGCCGCTTCCCGGCTTGTCTGTTGAAGATGGTTCTCTCACCTATCAGGGAAAACGCTGGGACAACATGAGCGGCAGCGACCAGCTGAAAGTTTCTACTGCAATCGTTCGCAAACTTAACCCGAATTGTGGGTTTGTCCTACTGGACAAGCTAGAGCAGATGGATCTCGACACACTCAATGAATTCGGGGATTGGCTGGAGCAGGAAGGCTTGCAGGCCATTGCAACACGAGTCAGCACCGGCGGCGAGTGCAGCATCATCATTGAAGATGGCTATGTAAAAGGTCAGGAAACTCCCGCTATCCCTGAAACAGAAGTACCTAAAACAAAATGGAAGGCAGGTCAGTTCTAATGAACATCACAAGAGGAAAGATTCCGTCTGCTCAAAAAGTCGTTATCTATGGGCCAGAAGGAATTGGTAAATCTACATTTGCCGCACAGTTTCCCGACCCGTTGTTTATTGACACAGAAGGAAGTACAAAGCATATGGACGTTGCCAGACTCCCACGCCCTACCAGCTGGGCTATGCTTATGGAGGACGTACAGGAAGTCAAAAAAGACGGCATCGGCATCTGCAAAACGCTGGTCATCGACACTGCAGACTGGGCAGAACAGTTGTGTATTGCACAGGTATGCAGCAAGGCCAAAAAATCCGGAATTGAGGATTTTGCATATGGTAAGGGATATGTATACGTAGCAGAAGAATTTGGACGGCTTCTGAATCTGCTGGAAGACATCGCAAATCTCGGAATTAACATTGTCATTACCGCACACGCAAAAATGCGCAAATTTGAGCAGCCGGATGAAATGGGTGCCTATGACCGATGGGAAATGAAGCTGTCTAAAAATTCTGCGCCAATGCTGAAAGAATGGGCTGATGCCGTGCTTTTTGCGAACTACAAAACCTATGTTGTCGCAGACTCTAGCAACGACAAAGTACATAAAGCACAAGGCGGTAAGCGCGTAATGTACACCACACATCATCCCTGCTGGGATGCAAAGAACCGATACGGAATGCCGGATGAAGCAGCATTTGAATATGCTTCCATTGCTCCGTACATCATAGGGGAAAACGTCCATCCTACAGCTTCCTCACAGCCGCAGCCTGCTCCGACAACACCGCCCCAGCAAAACACAAATGACTCTACGCCGAGTACTGACACACATTCGCAAAATGTTTCAGAAACGGAATCTATACAAACGTCGGAACTGTCCACGAAGCCTACACCTGATTTGTCTGGAATTCCGCAGGCACTTGCAGACCTTATGCACAAAAATGAGGTAGCGCCCAATGAACTCCAAACGGTTATCGGGCAAAAGGGATATTTCCCGCCGGATATGCCAGTTTCTAATTATCCGCCTGACTTTGTGCAGGAAGTACTGATTGCCGCTTGGGAACAGGTATTTGGAGCAATCAAGAAAAACCGTGACGACGATTTGCCATTTTAATTTTTGGAGGTTACACAATGGACGAAAATACAGGACGCACCTTTGACTGGGACGATGAAATTGAAAACGATGGCAGTGACTATGTGCTGCTTCCAGAAGGAGACTACAAATTTTCCGTGTCAGCTTTTGAACGTAAACGGTATGAACCTAAATCCGGAGCCAAAATTCCGGCCTGCAACCAGGCTGTACTGCATATCGCTATCGACAACGCACCGGAAGGCTCTGCAACAATCATGCACAATCTGTTCTTGTTCTCTACGATGGAATGGAAACTTAGTGAGTTTTTCCGCGCCATCGGTCAGAAAAAGCACGGAGAAAGGCTGAAAATGAACTGGAATGCTGTTGTTGGTACATCTGGCCACTGCAAAGTGGGCGTACATACTTTCACCAAGAAAGACGGTACCGAAGGAAAATCAAACGAAATCATTAAATTTTACGACCCGGAAGATAACATTAAAGGCCGCAATGAAGGTACTGCAGCAGTTCCTACCCAACAGCACGGATGGAAAGCAGGTGCGTTTTAATGGAACTGCGTCCCTATCAGCAAGAGGCGCGGGAATCAGTTGAAAATGAGTGGAACAAGGGCGTCCAGCGGACGCTCTTAGTTTTACCTACGGGGTGCGGAAAAACGATTGTTTTTGCAAAAGTAACAGAAGATTGCGTGCGTACCGGTGATCGTGTTTTGATTCTTGCACATCGTGGAGAATTGCTTGACCAGGCAGCAGATAAGCTGCTAAAATCAACCGGGCTCAAATGTGCTACTGAAAAAGCAGAGGAAAGCTGCCTTGACAGTTTCTTTCGTGTAGCAGTTGGCTCCGTGCAAACTCTAATGCGGCAGTCACGGCTTAACCGTTTCACCCCGGACTATTTCGGCACCATTATTATTGATGAAGCACACCATGCCATATCAGACAGCTATCAACGCATTTTACAATACTTCAGCGGTGCCAAGGTGCTGGGCGTAACTGCTACGCCTGACCGTGGAGATATGAAAAATCTTGGCAGCGTGTTTGATTCTCTAGCCTATGAGTACAGTCTTCCGCAGGCAATCCGCGAAGGATATCTATGCCCCATAAAAGCATTAACAGTACCGCTTCAAATGGACTTAACCGGCGTTGGAATGCAGTCAGGCGATTTCAAAGCCGGAGACCTGGGTACTGCGCTTGACCCGTATCTGGAACAAATTGCTGACGAAATGCAAAAGATTTGCTTAAAGCGCAAAACCGTTGTATTCCTTCCACTGGTTAAAACTTCTCAAAAGTTCCGAAACATTTTAAATGCGCATGGATTCCATGCCGCAGAAGTGAACGGAGAAAGCAACGACCGTGCAGAAATATTGTCAGACTTTGACTCCGGAAAATATAACGTACTGTGCAACTCTATGCTTCTAACAGAAGGCTGGGACTGCCCTAGTGTGGATTGCATTGTGGTACTGCGGCCAACGAAAGTGCGCGGCCTGTACAGTCAAATGGTAGGACGTGGCACCCGGTTGTGCCCCGGAAAAGAGCATCTTTTGCTATTGGATTTTCTGTGGTTGACGGAGCGGCATGAACTATGTCATCCTGCAAACTTGATTTGCAGCAATCCCGATGTAGCTCAAAAAATGACAGAGAATCTTGAAACGGCCGGCGGTCCCATCGATATTATGGAAGCAGAAAATGAAGCCAGTGAAGATGTTGTAGCGCAGCGTGAGGAAGCTCTTGCAAAGCAGCTTAACGAAATGAAACACCGCAAGCGGAAGCTGGTAGACCCGCTGCAGTTTGAAATGAGTATTCAGGCAGAAGACCTGACTAGCTATGTGCCATCATTCGGATGGGAAGCCGCACCGGCTACTGACAAGCAACGTCAGACGCTTGAAAAGCTGGGCGTTTTCCCTGATGAAGTCGACTGTGCCGGAAAAGCAAAGCTGCTGCTGGACAAGCTGGGAATGCGGCGCGAAGCTGGCCTTACAACGCCCAAACAAATTCGATTCTTAGAGTCTCGTGGATTCCAGCACGTTGGTACCTGGAAATTTGAGAGTGCAAAAAACCTGATTGACCGTATTGCCGGTAATGGCTGGCGCGTGCCGCGGGAGATTACCCCGGCAGAGTATAAAGGAGTGTAAATACTATGGACAGGCAGCAAGACCATACAGATTTGCTGGAAATTCTGAACCACATCGACCCCTCTTACCTGTCCTATCAGGATTGGGTTAATGTTGGCATGGCTTTAAAAGAATCCGGATTTTCCGCAGATGATTGGGATAGATGGAGTCGCAGCGACCCAAGCCGCTATCATTCAGGCGAATGTGAAAAGAAGTGGGCGTCATTCGTTGGAAGCGCTGCGCCGGTTACATCCGGCACGATTGTACAGATGGCTGCGGAACAAGGATGGACGCCAACCATATCCGGCCAAGAAATTGGATGGGACGATACTATTGAAAAAGATGAACTGACAATTCTTAATCCGGCATGGATTGAAGGGAAAGATGTTATTGAACCGGAAAGCTGGCACCCTGCTCAACAGTTGATTACCTATCTCGAAACACTCTTTGACAGCACGGAAAATGTTGGATATGTAACAGAGAGCTGGGAAAATGCGGACGGAAAATTTGTGCCTACAAAGGGCTGTTGGGATCGTACTGCCGGCGAACTGATACAGGCACTTAATCGCTGCGGCGAAGATATTGGTGCTGTTCTCGGAGATTACAAACCGGAAGTTGGTGCGTGGATACGTTTCAACCCCCTGGACGGAAAAGGCATCCGCAATGATAATGTGACAGATTTTCGGTATGCCTTAGTAGAATCCGACAACATGGAGATTGAAAAGCAAAATGCAATTATCCGTGAATTGGAGTTACCGGTTGCCTGCCTGGTGTACAGTGGGAAAAAGAGTCTGCACGCCATTGTGCGTGTAGAAGCGTCTGATTACGGCGAATACCGCAAGCGGGTAGACTACTTATATAGTGTCTGTAAAAAGAATGGTTTGGAGCTTGACCAGCAAAACCGCAATCCATCCAGGCTAAGCCGAATGCCGGGCGTTCTGCGAAACGGTCATAAGCAATTTTTGCTTGACACAAATATTGGAAAGTCAAGTTGGGATGAATGGAAAGAATGGATTGAAAGCGTAAACGATGATTTGCCTGACCCGGAAAGCATGGCTGACGCATGGAACAACCTGCCCGAACTTGCTCCGGCATTAATTGACGGTGTGCTGAGGCAGGGGCACAAAATGCTGATGTCAGGCCCATCTAAAGCAGGTAAATCTTTTGCGCTGATTGAATTATGCTGTGCTATCGCTGAAGGGAAGCCGTGGCTTGGCTTTAGCTGTGCGCAGGGGCGTGTACTGTATGTGAACCTGGAACTTGACCGTGCAAGCTGCCTGCACCGCTTCAAAGATGTTTATGCTGCCCTGGGATACCCACCGGAACACCTCAAAAACATTGACATCTGGAACCTGCGTGGAAAGTCAATCCCTATGGACAAACTGGCTCCAAAGCTTATCCGTCGCGCCAGCAAAAAGGACTATATTGCTGTTGTAATTGACCCGATTTACAAAGTAATTACCGGTGACGAAAACAGCGCAGATCAGATGGCCAACTTCTGCAATCAATTTGACAAGGTTTGCACAGAGCTTTCCTGCGCAGTGATTTACTGCCACCATCACAGCAAGGGCGCTCAAGGCGGCAAACGCAGCATGGATCGTGCGTCTGGTTCAGGCGTATTCGCACGTGACCCTGATGCACTGCTGGACTTGATAGAGCTGGAAGTACCGGATGCGCTGCACAAACAGGAAGAAAACAAGGCAGTCTGTAAAGTTTGCCAGGCGTGGCTTGAAAAATATGTGCCTTCTGAAGACTTGAACCGCGAAATATCACAAGACGATATGTGCAGTGAAAAAGCCATGCTGGGAGCCTGCCGCGGCCTTTTACAGCCGGATACTTATCAAACGATGCTGCCTGATATTGATTCCGCCCGCAAGGCTGTACAAGCGTGCACGGCATGGCGCGTAGAAGGCACTTTGCGCGAATTTCCAAAGTTCCCACCTATCAATTTATGGTTTGACTATCCGATACATAAAATTGACTCCATCGGTGTTTTACATGACATTCAGCCTGAAACAGACCAGCCTGCGTGGAAGCGTGCAATCTCCAAACGCAAGCCTAAAGAAGAGAAGGCAAAAGACAGAAAGCAGGCTCTTGAAACCGCATTTGAAGCTTGTAGCATCAATGATAAAATTACCATTTCTGACATTGCAGAGTATATGGGCGTCACTGAAAAGACCGCCCGAAACCGCATAAAAGAGCATGGCGACTTCTGGGTCGACGGCAGTGAAGTAGGGAAAAAAACAGAAAAATAATTTTCCCTATTTGTTTCCCAATTAGAACATAACGTGTTTTTTTCTTTCCCTGCTAAAAAAGAAGATAACGTAAATTACGTTGTTTTCCCTAGGAGAGAAAAAAACAGAAAAAGTTGTTTTTTTCCGAGGGAAAGAAAATACTACCCCCTAAAGGGGGTAAAAGTAAACTTTCCCTGACGGTCAAGGGGGAAAGAAAGGCGGGCGTTAAGCTGTCGCCCGCCGTCTTCCTTCCCCTGTCCTTGACTAAAGATTTTTTTCAAGAATTCAACAATTTTATAATTTAAAGTGGTGAATCAAAATGGCAATAGAATTTTTTATGCCAATGCGTAATCCTCCGACGGTGACACATCAGGAAAAACAAGTGCACGTTGTAAACGGCAAACCAATATTTTATGAACCGTCGGAGTTGAAAGCAGCAAGAAGTGAATTGGAAGACAACTTGGCAAGATTCAAGCCAAAACATCCCTACACAGATGGAGTACGACTTGTAACAAAGTGGCTGTTTCCTCCTGGCAGGCACAAGCCCGGAACATGGCGTATTACAAAACCGGATACAGATAATTTGCAGAAGCTACTGAAAGACTGTATGACTGCAGTTGGATTCTGGAAAGAC